CGTAGAGGCGCACAATCTTTGACCTGTTCTTTGTTCTGTATTTGGAGAAGACCCCAATCCGAAAGGAGGGTCGCGATTGTATTCCTACGATGCATATCAGTCTCTTCGAGATTTGATTTCTTTCCATCTAACATAAACAACTCCTTGAAGTGAACGATATAGTATCGCCCCTGTTTATGTAATATATGACAAGACTGAAATAGTTTATTTTCTTTCCGTGACGCCACTCCTATTCGCGTTAGCGTTTCACAGACTTTCAAGAAGTCGTCTGGTTCTGCTAGAGTAATCTCTAACATACTTGCAGGACTCCATGAGACTAGTTTACTTTCTTCCACCTTTATTCACCTTTTTCCTTAGTTCCAATAACTGAGGTTGAGATAACAACGGGAGTACTTGTTCTGCTTTTTCATTACTGTATCCATAGTATTGTTTCACAACATCAATATCATTATGTTTTTGTGGTTTATTCCACTTAGAGAAACGTTTCCGTTTCCTAACTATATTTATAAGAAATGAATATTGTAGACGCCCATCTAGGTGATGATACTTGTTCATCTCGTTTGCAATCACAGCAGTGTCTGCAAAGTAAGATAAAGACCTGTTCACCATAAATGGATTGTATGCCTTCTCCTTCTCAGGGGAGTCCATAATATTCTTCTTACCATGTGTGATAGATGTCACATATTCAAAGGGATTCATAATCTGGTGTTTCCTCATTAGTTGTATCTATCATTATATCACATTTTGCAAGGAAAGTCAATCCCTCACTTGACTTATATTTATGTCCGTAAATAACTCTCTTTATTCCTGCTTGATGTATTATCTTTGCGCAATGTAGACAGGGGGCACAAGTCGTATAGAGTGTAGCACCCTCACAACTCTCACTTGACCTTGCAATCTTAGCAATCGCATTTGTCTCTGCGTGAAGGACTTCAGGTTTCGTTGTAAGTTTATATACAGGAGTTCGTGTTCCATAATCATGTATTGCTTTGGTCTCGCAGTTGTTGTCCCATCCACTTGGCATACCATTGATACCGATTGATAGAACACGATTGTCCTTTACGATAATACAACCTACTTGTATGCGTTGTGCGTGTGAACGTTCTGCGTAAAGTTTCGCAACTTCCATATGCGTTCTATCCCAATTAGTCAGCGTCAAAGTTAAACTCCATCTGTTCGTCGTTGTTATCAGAACAACATCTATCCTCTAGTATTCCCTTCATAGTATTACTCGCAGTACAAGTAAATAGTGCTGGAATGAGACTATGAATAATAAGTACGGGAACCAATCTCTGTAATGTAAAAGCATATCCTAATGCCTTCACCATATGTTCTCCATAAGTTTCGTTTATATCTTTTAGATGTTTTTGACTTTTACCTAATAGGTCTTCTGTTTGAAATCTTGGATATATCATTTTGGTTCCTTTTACCAGTGGTGAATTATTCCTGCTATAATGAAAAAACAAGTCATCCAATTGACACCTTGTAATGCGAGTCTCATCCACAAACCTTTGCGTGAATGTTTCATAGGAAGAACTGGAACCTTGGGTTCGTCGTCGTCATTCCTACCTATGTGATAATCTAATGCCCTTGCGAGTATCTTTTCCCAAGTCGTGAGTTCATGGTTCATCTTGTATACTTACATTTTTCAATATCACGAATTATATTCTCAAAGTTAGAAAGTCGTACCATATTTGCTCCATCACTGGGTGCATTGTCGGGGTCAGCATGTACTTCAATAAAGAAGTTTCTTACACCCACCGCACTACCCGCGCGTGACAGGGCAGGAACAAAGTCTCGATTACCACCACTACTTGTACCGTTGCCTCCAGGTTTCTGAACCGAGTGAGTACAATCTAATACTATAGGGATACCAAAAAAGTTCTTCAACATCCAATCAATACCTGTAAAGTCTACTACCAGATTATTGTATCCGAATGATGTACCGCGTTCGGTAATCCAAACTTCTTCTGCTTCTGAAGTTTTACTGAGTATTCCCTTTACGTCCCAAGGGGCAAGGAACTGACCTTTCTTTATGTTTATAATCTTATCGGTTGTGCATGCGTGATGTATCAGGTCAGTCTGTCTACATAGAAACGCAGGTATCTGTAATACATCTATCACATCATAGAACCAATCCATAATCTGGTCTATCTGTTTTAGGTTATGAACATCGGTCAACATCTTGACATCGAGTTCTTTCTTTATTTGTTTGAAGTCTACTAGTGTTGTTCTTAAACCAAGACCACGGATACCGTCTTCACTTGTTCGGTTTGCTTTATCAAAGGAAGACTTGAAGTAGTACTCGTATCCGTACTTGTCGCATACTCGTTTACACTCTTTAGCAATTTTCAAACTCTGTTCAAAGGACTCATGTTGGCATGGACCTGCTATTATATTTCCGTTAATCATATCACTTCCTATTTATAAGAACTTCACGTTTGCCATACACTCAGTAAGGCAAGCAACGAGATTAAGTTCATGGTCTGCTACGAATGCATTTTTGTGTTGATAGTCTGCAAGTATCAATACCAACTGAGGTATAGAGGCAGGGTCAACATACTCTTCCATACTATCAAAGATACCCCGAAATACAGAAGCAGGTTCTACGTCCATATTGTTGACAACCCACTGACGCATTTTCTTGAAGTCTTTACCTTTGACGTGTTTATATAGGTCTGCATATGCCGTATTATCTGCAACTAATACACCTGTATTAATTGTCCCACCGATACTACCGCGTTGTGCCTCATTGAGTATGCGTCTCCAATCAGGGGCATACTTCATAATCAATCCTGCAAGGACATCGTTATTATATTCAACCTTTTCAGTCTCAAGTATATTCTGAAGTCGGTGCATAAACTGATAACAAAGTTCTGCCATTTGTTTTTTAGAAGTGTTGAACTCATAGACACCACATCGAGAATGGAGAGGTTCGATGATACGGTTCTTGAAGTTACAAGTCAGTATGAACCGACAGTTCTTACTAAACTCTTCTATGAAACCACGCAAGGCGGGTTGAGTAGATTGTGGATTGAGATAGTCTGCCTCGTCTAGGATAACAACTTTGTATCCACCCGATAAAGATACCGAGGATGCAAACTGTTTTATCTTACCACGAAGGGTGTCGATGTTTCCCTCTTCAGAACCATTGATAACAATATGGTCAAGACCGAGTTCATTACAGATTGATTTTGCGACTGTGGTCTTACCGAGACCTGCAGTGCCTGTGAACATCATGTTAGGTATCTCACCTGTCTCAACGATTTTCTGGAATGTAGTTTTTAGTTTAGGGTCAAGGATACAATCCTCAACAGTCTTGGGACGATATTTCTCGCACCATAGGAATTCTTTACTCATTCAGTTCTCCATAATAATATAGTACCATTATATCATACTTGGTACATAAAGTCAATAAAAAAAGTGGGACAACGAAAGGAAAGTTGCCCCACTCATAAGTCACGCGGAAAGGAGACGCTACGACTTATTCATCACCCACACCTTGTGCGGATTGGTATTCTTCACAGATTTGTATAATCTGCACTGCTTGGTCTCTGAGTTGACCTATCGTAGATAGTTCTTCACCTTTGAACCCACCGCGTTGTACGACAGTATCAATCACTGCTACAGTTGAACGCGATACTCTATTACCGAGTTCGTATATTCTTGTGTGGTCTTCTTCTGGTTGTGTTTCTGTTTTCTTAGACATCTTATGCTCCTTCTTGGTATGACGATGTTTTTTCTAATGCAATATAGTATTCAGTCGGGGACTGCTTACTCTTAAAATGTGAGATTAGTTTGGACGATATACCAACCTCGAAGTCTTCGTTAACAACCTTTAGATTGTTGACATTTAATATAAACTGAAAGTTCACATCAGGATATGAACCCTCAACATCAATAGAGTAATTATTCGATGTTGCGTCTTTACTATCAATCACTGATAATCTAATCGCACCCGTGACAGGGGTAATAGATATCTCGTCATGACCGAGTGCAGATGCCGCACGTTTCACTTTACTGAGTGTATCACTATCTAGTGTAAACTTAACTTCGGGTTCTGGCATATTGATTGAGTTCGCAGGAGTGGTCAACATCTCTGGGTCAGAGAAGAAGTACTTCACAGAAGAACGTCCAGTGGCATCACCCACAACAACATATTCTTTTTCAAATCGAAGT